GTCTAGACTAACCACAACAACACACACCAGACAAATGGCAATCTTCTCCATGGCATCCGACCTCACCACCCGTGAGATCCGCTACGTCCCCCGCAAGACTGAGACCTCTCCCCAGTCTGTCTTCGCTGGTCAGATTCAAGCGCACGAGGGTTGGTGGTTCGCTGGTGTCTACGCCGACCGCTACCACGATGAGGCGATCGCCGCCATCCCCACCTTCGAGTAGGGGGCAGAGGCAGTCGCCGCCCTTCGGGGCGGTGCCCCCCCTAGCTAAAGGGGACCCAAAGAGCTAATCTATAAAGTCTTGCATTCGCGTCCGTACTATCATGTTCGTTGAAAAACTTAGGATCCCTATTTCAGAAATTTTTTTGGGGGAAAATTTTCTCGTATACCTTTTCGAGGAACCCCAAATCGCCCATTCCAAGATTATCCGAGCTTGCATCGCAGATTTCCTAGAGGGGAGATTGCACTGCAAATCGCCTGCCACGGTGCATTGGAGTAAATCCGACACTGCCGACTACGTGGCAATTGCGGTAGGATCCATGCCAATTGGCATAGATATTGAGGTTATGCGTGACCGCCCATTTGAAAAAATTTCCCGCAGATTTTTTAGCCCCTCAGAGATCACCTCTGACAAAGAAAAATTCTATGAGACCTGGACCAAGAAGGAAGCATGGATCAAGCGAGATAAGTTAAGCATTGCAACGAATATTGCAAAGCCCCCCAGCGGCACTATAATTAGTCTGAGAGACATTCCACGACACTTGAAGGGAGCCGTTGCTTTATGATCAATCTTCATCAGAAGTACAATCATTATCTCAATACAAACAAACTTCTAGATCATGATGACATTCACGAGACTGTGAGGAGTTATGGTTGGACTGATGACGGGAAAGATCTGACGGGATATTACGTCATTACGGAAAACTGGGTCATGCATTTCGATCTATCAGAAAAATTCATTAAAAAGGAGAGACTTAAAAGTGGAGTTAGATGACACCCCCGCTCGAGCCTATAGGGATGCTGAGATTGAGCTTCTATGGGCACGTTTAAATGCCTTAGAGAAGCGTGTAAATGACTCTAAGTTAATGATGCGTCGTCCAGGAGAAACTCAGTATGAGAGACTGGTCGATGTCGTTTGTGACCATGAAGATCGTTTAAATAGTCTTGGCGGGTAAAAAATCGCGTAGCGCCGTTAGGCGCGAAGGTCTCTAAGGTATGGCACAGTTATCTAAGTATACTTTTAATGATGCTACGATAGGCGTCGCTTTCAGCGATACTATCACAATCATCCTAGACCCCTGCCCGCCTCCTACAGGACCCTTAGAGGTCCTTGTAGACGTGACTATGACAGCGGTATCCCCTGCACTTCCCACTGGTATTCTTCCTGGTCTCGATCCTGGTTACCCGAATACTGGTGACATTGTTTATATTCCAACAGCTACGCCATCAACAAGTCTGACGATCTCGATGATTGGTACGTTAAATGAGACTTACTTTGATGAGCGTGAATGGGAATACCGTGATGATACGACTGGAAAGAGTTACCACACTCCTGTTACTGAGTTAACAAGTTCTACTAGTGATGGTGGACGAATCTATACAGTCAACAAGAACAATGTGCAACCAGATGCTTATACAACTGGCGGCGAATATGAGACAGACATCCCAAACCCCGTTGATACTCTGATTCGCTATAAGCCTGATTTTAGAGCATCTAGGACAGTTACTTACACATATACGATCAGAACCATCTGTGCAGGTGTTCCAACTACATATGTGTATGATGTAACTCAGAATATTTTGAATAATTGGGATCTCGGAAGAGATAAAATGCAAGACATCATCGACAATAAAGTTAGATATACCTGATGGCAAAGACTACTCCAGCAGTTTTGGACGCTTACAGCACAGGAGAAGGGTGTTTTCCCCCCACACAACTGGTTCAAGCGTCTCCAAATGTCTATGCAGGCGGTAAAAACGTCGGTAGATTAAACGATCAGTATGCTCCACACACATGTGGGAGCACAACGCACGCTGGAACTCAGCGTGCAATCGTCTCTGGATCAGAAAAAGTCTATGTCAACGGTCTAAAATGTGGAAAATTGGGTTCTGACATCGGTGATGGGGACAAAGTTGGCAATCATGGACTCCCAGAAGGAGCTAAAAAAGTTTACATTGGCGGTTGACCTTGACAAAACCGCCAAAAACCCGTAAAATTTGAAGGTAATTCACACAGAACTATGGCAAAAGCGAAAGTCGGCATCAACAAAAGCAGCTACGTCCCTGGTAAACCCAAGATGACTGCCCAAGGAAGGTCCAAAAACACCAGTTACGCCGCAACTTCCCGTAATGGTCGTGGAAAACGGTATCGTGGACAAGGTAAATAAATAATTTTGGAGATAGCAACCTCCCTAAAAGTTCTGAAAAGGACTTTTTCGGAGGATTTTTTATGGCAAATTCACCCGTAGACCTAGGAAACGAATTTATTGAGTCAGGTATGACACTAATTACATCTCCCGCCAGTGACAAATACTTAGAAATGGCGAAAAAAGCGAAAAATGAACCTCCAAAAGATCGAATGTCCCGTCCTTGCGGTGGAAAAGGCGGATTTGACGATTATGTTGAGCGTTGGCACGAATGATTTAAGAAACCCTGATAAATAAATCAAGGTCGAACTGTAAAAATGGCGTTTATCTCAAAGTCCTTTAGGGACTTTAGCCTAACTTTTGAAAAAAATCCAGTGACTAACGATGTTTTGGCGCTTAAGAATGAAAAAGCGATCAAAGAGTCAGTAAAAAACATCGTTAGATATAATTTTTATGAGAAACCATTTTTACCACAGTTCGGTGGGAATATTATTGCACAGCTTTTTGAAAATTACACATCTGGATTAAGTTCCGAACTTGAAGATAGCATCCAAAATGCTATCACCAACTATGAACCCAGAGTTGTTTGCTATGAAGTCGTTGTAGACTTTGAAGAAGACCGTAATGAGTTGTCTGCAAAAATTAGTTATATTATTCTCGGTCAACAACCGAAAGTTGATTCCATAGATTTAGTATTAAAACCATAATGGCATTCAATCAGGTAAATTCGTTAGAATTTAACGAAATTAAAGCCCAGATTAAAGATTACCTCAAAGGTCAGTCTCAGTTCTCTGATTATGACTTTGAAGGATCGTCTTTGACTGTCCTTTTGGACATTCTGGCGTATAACACTTATTATTCTGCGGTAAACGCAAACCTGATTGTCAATGAGAACTTTCTTGAGACCGCTGTTTTAAGAGAGAACGTCGTTAAACTGGCAAGAATGATTGGATACACTCCTAGGAGTGCAAGATCCTCTTTCATGCCCGTCAACATTAACGTACAAACTAGTTTTCCTTATCCAAGGACCGTTACTTTATCGTCTGGACTGGTATTAAACTTCACTGGTGACGATAACGATAACTTTGTCTTCTCGGTTGATTCTGATCAGACTGTATCTGTAGATAGTCTTTCTGGAATCGCAACATTTTCCAATTTAAATTTATACGAAGGCGTCTTTCTCACCGATACGTTTGTTAGAGACGTAACAGAAAGACAGAGATTTGTTCTTACTAATGAAAGTGTAGATACCACTACATTAAAAATTGAAGTTACTAGTGGAACTACAACCGAAGCATATCTTAAAGCTACTGACATCACAAAAATCAATGGTGAGTCGAAAGTCTACTTCTTAGAAGAATCTGAGTATGGCAGACCAGAGATTCTTTTTGGCGATGATGTTCTTGGCAGAGCTCTGCTTGATGGAGATGTTATTTCTGTCACCTATACCACTAGCAGTGGATCTGGTGCAAATGGTCTAACTGCATTTGATTTTATCGGAACCCTCAGAGATAATAACAGTGTTGCTATCACTAGTGGTGTTACCGTAGAATTGATCACAAACCCCGATGGAGGGGCAGATAGGGAGTCTACAGAGGCAATTAAGTTCTCTGCACCCAAGTTCTACTCATCGTTCGGTAGAGCGGTTTCTACGAGGGACTACGAGGTTCTTATTCCACAGATCTATCCTAATATCCAATCCATTTCAGCTTACGGTGGTGAAGAAGCAGACCCCCCTGAGTATGGAAAGGTATTTTTAGCAATCAAACCAAAGAACGCAGATAAGTTATCTTTGGCTGAAAAGAATAATATTCTCAAGAAATTGAGAGAATATTCTGTAGCAGCAGTAGAACCAAAGATTATTGATCCATCTGTTCTTTATATTGATCTAACTAGCTTTGTATACTTTAATCCAAACTTAACAAGAAGAACTCAAGCAGAATTGAAGAATATCGTTATTGCATCTTTGAATGCACTGAACGCTGGATCTGAGTTCAATAAATTTGGCGGCAAATTTAAGTATTCCAAGTTACAGAAAATCATTGATGATGCCGATGTTTCATTCACATCGAACATCACCAGAGTCTCAATGAGAAAGAATGTTTCTATTGAACTCAATGCAAGGGTCAACTACAAAATTTGCTATGGTAACAGAATCTTTGCCTCCTCTGATAATCCATCTGTAACAACTACAGGATTTAACCTTGCAGGTGACACAACAAATACATATTATCTTGAAGATGATGGAAAAGGAGAACTTAAACTCTTTTACATCAAAGAGACTGGAGAAAGGCAGTATACAGACGGTCTCTGGGGAACTGTTGATTATAATTTAGGAGAAATTGTAATCAATGACTTAATCATTAGCGGCACCCCATACACAACCAATCAGATTAGAGTAAACGCAGTTCCAAAATCAAATGATTTGATTTCACTCCGAGAAACCTATCTGACAATTGGCATAGATAATACAGTTATCAACGTTGTTGAAGACGTGATTAGCAGCGGTTCCAATCTTTCTGGAACTGGCGTCACAATTGAGTCCAGTTATAAGTAAAATCGACAATGCCTACATCTTCTTGGAAAGTTGGTTCGTGGACTACACCATCAACTCCCGTAACTGTTCCACCAGTTCCGTCGGAGGTTAGTCCTGAGTCTAAATCTCAGATTTCAGACCGCGTATTTTCTCAGTTCCCCTCTTTTGTAAGAGAGGACTATCTAGCTTTCATTGATTTTGTAAAGGCTTACTATAAATCGCAAGAATTAAAGGGAAATCCAACGGATATCATCCAAAACTGGGATGATTACTATAATGTTGACAGATATGCTTCCCTGGTCAAAGAGACCACTCTGATTTCTTCTCTTTCTGACTCTGCATCTGCAATTGACGTTCAGAGTACGAAGGATTTTCCCCAAGAAGGTTTAATTTTAGTAGATAATGAAATCATCTACTATAATGGCAAAGGTGCGACTACCTTTGAGAATTGCGTAAGAGGATTCTCTGGCGTAACCTCTGTTGGAACAACCGCAGAATTTAATTTTAGTGACACTGTTGCATCTGCACATGCAATTGGGTCTACAGTTGTCAATTTAAACAACATATTCCCACTTTACATTTTAGAAAAGTTTAAAGAGCAGTTTTTAGCAATTTATCCAAAGGATTTTTACGAAACGGTAGAGCAAAACGTTGTCGTAAAGAGAATTAAGGACTTTTATGCTTCTAAGGGAACAACTAGATCCTTCCAATTCATCCTTAGGACCATTTTCGGCGTCGAATCTGAAATTAAGTATCCAAGAGACAGGATTTTCAAACCATCTGACGCATATTACGTTTCTAGAGAAGTTATCAGAGCGAAAAAACTCTCTGGGAACCCATTAGAGTTGGTTGGGCAAGTTTTATACCAGCAAGACGATTCAACAGACTCAAATGTCAATTTTGCAAGAATTTATGTAAAGAGTGTTGTTGAAGTTTACACCGACGAAGGTATTGTTTACGAAATTGACGTAGATACCAATAATTCCGAAGGAACTTTTGTAACTCCATACAAAACGCTTCTTTCCTATGGATTGGGTGACAATGTTCTGACTGATACGATTGTAACCGTTGATTCTACGATTGGTTGGCCAGAGCAAAATGGTAGATTCCGTATTGAAGATGAAATTATTCAATATTCGGAAAAAACAGTAACTCAGTTTCTTGGATGCACTAGAGCGAGAGATAATACTTCCCCAGCAAGTCATATTGCTGGTCAATCAGTAATCGCAGCGTTCAAAGTATATGGATACTCAAACATAGATGGTTCAGAGATTACCATTTCCATGTTTGGTGGTACAAGAGGAATCGAACTCAATTCTGGTGGTAAGTATTACTTGCCAGACAGCAAAATTACCACTCCAGTATCTCCTGGTTTTGATAGTATTGATTCCGTTTGGGATTCTTTCATTTATAATGTTAGAAGAGCTTTCCGTGGAACTTCGATTACTCTTGGATCCCCAAATGCAAATGGCAGTGTCGTTGCTACAGTAACTACAGTAGAAGATCACAATTTAGTTCGTGACGACAAAGTAAAAATCCTGAATTGCCCAGAGGATATCTACAACTCTGAATTTAGTGTAATTGGTATTGGATCCAGCAAAACGTTCAATATTTTAATCCCACAAACTCCACAACAAGGGGTTAGTGTTGACTTTATTGCAACTAGGGAGTTCTCGTTTGGTAAGAGTGATTATAATAGCATCAATTCAAGTATTTCAAAGTTTACTTCTGATATTCAGAATACGTACAGATCTGATGATAATATCATTGTAGCCAGTAGTGGAATTCCTTCTCATAAAATTGGTCCCTTTGGTCCTAATGATTTGGTTCCAGGCAACCAAAGATATCTCAAGAGAATTCCTAGAGAACCACAAACTAAGAGCACAAAACAGTCTACGCCAATCGGGCAAATTGGTATTGGTGTAAACGGTGTCCCACTCTTCTCATATAAAGGGGAAGAAACTAAAAAGTTTGGTGGTCTTCTTGATATTGAACAAATAAATGCTGGTGATGGTTATGATATTACAAACCCACCTCTGGTTGAGTTTGAGGCAGATTATCAACTTGACAGAACATATCCAGCTGGATCTAGAGTAAAATGGAATGGAAACAGATACATTTCTCTTGACGCTGGATTAAGTTCCCCAGATGTATACCCAACTCATACTTCTGGTATTGTTTTGCTTGGAAATATTCGTTGGCAGTTTGAAGGAACTTCTGCAGAAGCTTCTGTTGATATTGATGGTAGAGTCATTAGTATTAACGTAACTAATGGAGGATCTGGATATACCTCCGAACCAATTGTAGCTATTATTGGCGGTGGAGCAACTCCAACCAATTCTGCTGCTGCAACTGCAACCATCACGAATGGTGTAGTTACCAATATTAACGTTACCTTCTCTGGTTCTGGATATACTTCAGTTCCAACGATTTCTATTACAGGTGGAGGTGGATCTGGTGCAACCGCTATCGCAGTTGTACGTGGACCAATCAAAGAGGTACATGTCACTAATCCAGGGTCTCAATATACTGTTGAACCAAACCTGACTCTTGTTTCTGGCAATGGCGCTGTAGCATACCCATCCATTCTTAATGGTAAGATTGAAAGTATCATTGTAACCTTCGGTGGACAAAGATATTATGGTCCTCCCGATGTGGTTATTGTTGGTGATGGTGTTGGCGCAACTGCATATGCTAATGTAGATCTTGTAAGAAATATTGTTACTGACATTGTAGTTACTAACAAGGGTATTGGATATAGTGCAGGTAAAACTGAGATCTATATTGTATATCCTGGAAGTGGAGCACAGTTCCAAACAAAATTAACAGAATTTACATATAACGAAGCTGCAAACGCAGCAGAAATGGGAGTAAACCCAAATACCTTTGTTCCAAGAAGAACATTTGACCATGCAAATGGAGCATCATTCCAAGGAACAAACTATTTGATTTATGGTGGTGAATATGGTCACATGTTCAACCCCAAAAACTTAAGATTCGTTCTTCAGGACAACATTAGCGACTCCTTTTCTGAATTAAGTCCAACTAAGCACTCTCCAATTATTGGATGGGCGTATGATGGACATCCCATCTATGGTCCATATGGATTCAAGGATGCAGA